TAATGTGTCACAAAAAAAACTAATATCATGCCTATACCTTTAGCATTATTAGGTGCTGGAGCATCCGCCGCTGGCGGTCTGCTCAATAGCTTCTCGCAAGCTCAGCAAAACCGTGATTCTCAAATCTATTCGCGCGCTATGTATGAAAAACAGCGCCGCGATTCTATCGAGTTCTGGAATATGCAGAACGAGTATAACAGCCCTCAAGCGCAAATGAAGCGCTACCAGGAAGCTGGTATTAACCCTCATATGGTCGTTAGCCAGGGTAATCCTGGCAACGCTTCCCCTATCTCTACTCCAGACTTTCAAAGTCCTCAATTCCGTTCTCCCGACTGGGGCGGCGCTCTCCAGTCGGGTGGAACGATCTATCTAAATCAGATATACGACCTTGAGATCAAACAGGCTCAGGTCGATAACTTGAAAACTCAAAACACCGTTCTTTTACAGGATGCTGCACTTAAGCGCGCCCAAACTATGTCTACTCTTACTGGTGAGGAGAAAAACCGTTTTTGGCTTGACTTTGAGCGTGAGATGCGCCCTTTCTCTGCTGATGCGCGCCGCGAATCTGTAAGGCAGACAAAAACCAATATCGATCTTTCTATTAACAAGGACGCCCGTGAAGCTGCTCAAAATGCTACTTCTATAAAAGAGGCTAATGAGCGAATGATCTCTATGAAACTTCAACGTGCTCAAACTCGTGCTGAAACTGATCGTATTATCAAGGCTGGCCGTTCTATTGATCAGGATATCAGGCAAAAGTCCCTTGACAATGAACTTCGGCAAATGCACATTAACCCTAACGATCCGCTTTGGGTGCGGTACGTAGGTCTTGCGATACAAAAGCTTTATGAAAAGTACCTTGCTGATTAATTTCACCCTTTAAATATTTCATTATGAAATTTCGTAAATTTCGTTCAGGCGGTTCTGGCCGTTCTCGCCGCTTTCGTGGCTCTCGTCGTTCTTCTCGTCGTCGGGGTTCTTCTCGCACTTATTTTGTTAGCCGTGGCGGCATAAGATTATAAGTTCATTTGGACGTTTGGTACTATAGCCCCGATGGAAATTGGGGCTTATTTCTTCATTCTTAATTCATGTTACATGAAAAACATCTTTAATTCAATTATGGTCAAAAAACCGGCTACAAACCGGTTTGACCTTTCACACGACAATAAGCTGTCGTTCTCTATGGGTCAACTTGTCCCTACCTGTTGTATGGAGGTGCTACCTGGTGACCAGTTCTCTATTTCCGTTGAAAATATGCTCCGCTTTGCGCCGCTCATTTCTCCGGTCATGCACCGTGTCCGTGTTAAGACGGAATATTTCTTTGTTCCTAATCGCATACTTTGGCCTAACTGGGAGAAGTGGATCACTGATAACGACGATTCAAATGCTCCCTATTTTAACCTCAAAAACAATGACGTTGAGGTTGGTTCCCTTATGGATTACCTTGGTTATCCTACTGGTGTGGCCATCGATAACATACTTGTTACCCCTTATCCTATTGCTGCTTACCTTAAGGTGTGGGATGAGTACTACCGCGATCAAAACTTACAGTCTGAGGTTTCTATTCCTATCGTTCCTGGCGAGAATACTTCTTTCTTGACTTACGCTGAAACTGAGCCGCTGCGCCGTGCTTGGCAACATGATTATTTTACAGCTGCCCTACCTTTTGCTCAAAAGGGTGACGCTGTTCAGATTCCTCTTGTCCAGGAGAATGCCCTTCCTGTTGAATGGACTAATACTGGCCAACCTGGCCTCATGCGTGATGCTGCTACTGGTGCTTTTTCTACTCCTGGTAATATTGATCACCAAGCCGGTCCTGTTCCTTTTGCAAATTCTGTTCATACTGATGATGAGCCTAGTTCTTATGACCCAAATGGCTCTCTTACCGTTGATGTTCAGGCTGAGGCTACTGATATTAACACGCTTCGTACTGCTTTCCGCCTTCAGGAATGGCTTGAAAAACAAGCCCGAGGTGGAACGCGTTATGTTGAGAACATCCTTTCTCACTTTGGTGTCCGTTCTTCTGACGCTCGTCTTCAACGTCCTGAATATATTGGCGGTTCTCGCCAAAATATGGTCATCTCTGAGGTTCTTTCTACTGCTGAAAATACTGGCGCTGGTGTCCCCGTTGGTCAAATGGCAGGCCATGGTATCTCAGTTGGTGGTGGTAACCGCTTTAGTTATCGTGCTGAGGAGCACGGCTATATCATCGGTCTTATCTCTGTTATTCCCGATACCGCCTATCAGCAGGGCGTACACAAGTCTTTGACACGTATGGACAGGCTTGATTATGCTTGGCCTACATTTGCCCATCTTGGAGAGCAGGAGGTGCTTAATCGTGAATTGTACAATCTTACTACAAACGCTAAGGGCGTGTTTGGTTATGTTCCCCGGTATGCTGAGTACAAATTTATGAATTCGTCCGTTCATGGACAGATGCGTACTACTCTTGATTACTGGCACCTGGGTCGTAAGTTTAACTCTGACCCTGCTCTTACTGAGGAGTTTATTCAGTGCAATCCTGACACGCGTATTTTCGCGTTTACAGAGCCTTCCGAAGATCATATCTTTGCTCACGTGTTCAACAATATCCAGGCAATCCGTAAACTTCCTCGTTATGGCATCCCCACTATTTAAATTTGCTTCTATCCAGGCAAAGGAATTGCAGCCTAACCAGTTCTTCGATATTGCGGGCGATGGCAAAGCTGCTATCTTTCCTGTTAAGGTCTACCGTGCTATTATGACTGGTAAAGTCCTCATTATTTCTATGGATTATACTCTTCACATTCTTGATGAAAATCAAGAATTGTTCGTACTTCGTAAACGTTCTTCAAAAGAGCCTAAAAATGCCGTGTGACTCTCCCTTTTATGTACTTCCCAAGGCTGGCACCGAAAAGGTGCCAGTCCCTTGTGGTCGTTGCCCACCTTGCAAGATTAATCGTGTTAATGGCTGGGTCTTTCGTCTTTCTGAGCAGCAGAAGGTATCTGATTCTGCGCACTTCGTTACTCTTACTTACGATACCCGTCATGTTCCTATTTCAAAAAACGGGTTTATGACGCTTTGTAAAAAGGACTTCCAGGACTATATGAAAAGGCTTCGCAAATTGTGTCCTCACCTTAAGGTGAGTTATTATGCCGTTGGCGAATATGGTACTAACAACAAGCGCCCCCACTACCATGCTATTGTGTTCAATGTTCCTGATGTTGAGATGTATCATAAGGCTTGGGGGCTTGGACAAATCCAGGTAGGTACTGTTACTTCTGATTCTATGGCGTATTGCATGAAGTACATTGATAAGTCTAACTATAAGCCGGAACACTCCCGCGATGATAGGGTGAGAGAATTTCCTTTGATGTCAAAAAAGCTTGGTCTTTCATATGTGAATGATGATACTGTTTCGTATCATCAGGCAGACCTTAGTAGGCTTTATATCACAAGGCCGGGCGGCCATAAAATCGCCATGCCTCGTTATATCAAGCAAAAGATTTATTCTGAAAAACAGATAAAGCAGCAATCTAAGATTGCCCAGTCTATTACTGATCAAAAGCTCGAAGCTGAAAAGCGCGAGTATGTAGTGCTTGATTACCCTGATACTTTCACCTTTGAGGCGTACCAGGATATGAAAAAACATGGCCGCTATCAAAGATTCTATTCAAATCAAAAAAACCGCGATATATGAAAATTCGCAATCATTCAAATTACCTCGAACTTGGCAACCCATCTGGCGAGGATTTTACTTTGCCTTCCCAGACTATTCCTGGCATGGTTCCTACTCTCCGCGAACTGCTCGATAAATATGTTCGCGGGGAAACTGTCACTCAGTTTAACCCTATTTATGACGACAACCCCTTAGTGCCTGACAACTTTGAGCGCCTCGATTTCGCTGAAAGAGAGGAGTATTTGGCCGATATTAAGGAGGTTGTCAAAGAGACACGATCTAGGTTGGGGCGTATTCAGGCTGAGAAAACCAAAGAGCCTGACCCCGAACCAATTGAAAAACCTGTTGAGGGCTCTAAACCTTAAAAATACAGGAGGTTGAAATTTTCCTTCAAAAATTTCGATCTCATGTATTTTCTGCTCCGGCTATTTCAGCCGGGCATACGACATCACGTAACACGTTGTAAATCAACGAATATCTAAACTTCTAACGTTTAACATTAGCAATACTACTCTTGATGTATTATTGCTAATTGACACTAATTAAAAAAATTAGTTGTCAAATAGCGAGTAAGGACTACCTTTAGGGCGGACGAGCGAGCAAATGACAACAAAAATATCTTTAATGTGTCACAAAAAAAACTAATATCATGCCTATACCTTTAGCATTATTAGGTGCTGGAGCATCCGCCGCTGGCGGTCTGCTCAATAGCTTCTCGCAAGCTCAGCAAAACCGTGATTCTC